TTAATCACTTAGTCGGCGGTTCGAATCCGTCCCGGGGAGCCATTCAGACGTACTGGGAACCGTGACGAGGCGCTCAGGCCGGTACTCAATGCGGACCTGATTAGCCTCAATCACGATTCGCTGGACGAACTCCCGGAAGAAGTTCCTCGCCCGCTCCGGCGTGGCCTCCCGGATGGTCTGGCGGAGCGTCTCCGCCAGCACCCCCACTTCCTCCTCTGTCACCGTCACCTGCGGCGGTTTCTCGGCGTCGATCGCCGCGATCTCGCGCTCGAGCTCCTGCCTTCGGGCCTGGTGTTCGCGTAACCGGCGCGTCAGGTCGCCCAGGTTCGGCGCACCGCGGCCGTGCTCCTCGAGCAGGTCGTATAGGTTCCCCAGCTTGCGCTCGATTTCCCGCAGCGCGGCCACGCGCTGGCGCCGGCGCTCGCTCTGCTCCTGTTCCCAGTTGTGCACGGCCGATCGGAGCTCGCGAACAGTCCCCTCGAGGTTCTCGTAGGTGAGTACCTCGGAGCAGATCAGGTCGATCAGCCAGGCATCGAGCTCGTCGGCAGGCAGCCTGCGTGGCGGGTGTGCCTTCTCAACGGCCGCAGAGCGGCAGTTGTAGTACCAGTACCTGCGGGACCTTCCTTTCGCGCTCTCGGCCTGGAGTAGAGCTCCGCATTCGTCGCAGCGGAGCAAGCCGGTGAAGACGTGCGTACTCTTCGTGGATCCGGTCTGCGCGACATCGGTCGCGGCCTCCATGCGGGAATGCACGATGTTCCATAGTTCACGCGAGATAATCGGCTCGTGCGAATCCACGACGATCCATTCCTCCCGCGGCCGACGCCGGCCCGTTTTCCGGTCCTTGCGATTGAATACCGTCTGGCCGATAACCGCGTGGGAGTGGAGCACGCCGATTACGCCGGATTTCGTCCAGCGCTTGCCGCCCCGGTACCGGTAGCCGCGGCCGTTGAGCTCGGCCGCGATCGCCACGGCACCTACCTCCTGGGCGCGCTCGAAAATGAGCTCGACCAGGGGCGCTTCCTGAGGATCGACCTCAAGACGGCGGCGCTTCGGGTCTTCCTTGGCCGGGATTACTCGGTAACCGTACGGGCGGTTTCCACCCGTGAAGTAGCCCTGGCGTGCGTTGCGCTCCATGCTGCGCCGGGTGTCCGTCGCGACCTGGCGGGAATGCATCTCGTCGAAGACCTCGAGCATAGAATCGAGAAGCCAGCCGCCCGTGGTCTCCGTGTCGACATCCATCGTGCAGTAGACGAGCTGCACGCCCGAACGCTGCAGCTCCCGCTTCGCGCCGGCCGCGCGCAGCCGGTCGCGGCCGAACCGAGATGAGCTCCAGACAATGAAGTAGTTGATCTCCTGAGAGCAGGCGTAATCCAGCGCTGCCTCGAACGCCGGGCGGGACTCGGCCGCGCCTGATACTCCATCGTCCCGGAACACGCGGTTCACCTGGGCGCCCAGGGCCGCGGCCTTGGCCTCGCACTGCTCGATCTGCCCTTCGACCGGAAGTTGCTCTTCGGCCTGCTTCGCGGTCGAGACCCGGGCGTACACGATCGCTGTGGCCTGCTTCGATCCCGTCATGCCGCGATCTTACCGGCGGCGATGATGCGGTCTATGTGACGCTTGCTCAGCGATTCACGATACAGCCGCTGGATCTCCGTGCGGATCTCGTGGCTGGAATACCCCGCCTGGTCGAGCCGCCGGATCTCCCGGTTCCGCTGGACACGCCGCCACTCGCGGAAGCGATGGATGCACATGCGGGTCTCGCCGGTCTCGTCGGTGAACTCGTCCAGAACCTTCCACGCAGCCAGGAACGAATCGACGCCGATGGTCCTGGCGACCGCGAGCCATCGCCGATCGAGCCCGATCTCGCGAAGCTCCTCCAAGCGCGAGTCGGCGCCCGAAGGGAGACTGGCATGAGTGCAGCCGTCCAGGTACCCGGCCCCCGCCGGCGGCGGATCCGCTTGCTGTGCCGACCCCCCGGGGTGATGCACCTGGTCACGTCCGGCCGTGCTCAGGTCTGACGCTTTGTGAGTTGAACTGCGCTTCTTGTCATTCGCCATCGTCGTAAGCCCCTGATCCGACGAGTGTCCTGCGTGCCGTTACTGCGCTTTCTTACAGAATACGCAGTTCGTGAGAGCCGCTGATTTCTGCGAACCAGACTAGATTGGCCGTTCCAAAAGCGAGTTTCGGCTAACTGCGCACATACCTCTCAGCATCCGCTGTGCCTCCCTTCACCCTCGGTGGCAGGCCCACGGTATAGCGTTTCTGCGAACCAGTTGGGCGCGGAAAGACGTCCATCACTTCTTCTCCAGTTGCCGGGCGAGCTGGCGCGCCGGCGTGTTCATTCGAGTGATCGGGCTGGCTCGGTCGACGGCCTGGCTGAGCTTGCGGGTGGCTAGGCGTATGTAGGTCATCGTGGTGTCGGATCGGGAGTGGCCGAGCAGCGTCTGGATCTGCGCCAAATCGACGTCCTCCTCGGCCATCTCGGTGCCGTAGAGGTGGCGCAGTGCGTGCGGGTGCGTCTGGTCCTCGGGAAGACCGGCGGCGCGGCCGTAGCTGCTGATCATGTCCTGGACGGAGCGCTGGGACAGGCGGCGCGCTTCACCCCTGTACTTGTGCTCCGGGAAGCCCCGGTTCCTGGTGGAGACGAACAGCACGCGATCGCCGTCGGGCAGCGTGCGGTCGATGTTCTCCAGCTCCTCGTGGCCCAGGTAGGCGCGGATCAGTAGACGGGTGTCGGCCGGTGCCGGGACCAGGCGCTCCTTCGAGCGCTTCTCGAGCACCTTCAGGACCAGGCGCTCGGCGCCGGTGTCCGGATCCTCGACCCACAGCAGGTTGGACTCGTTCAGGCGCACCAGGCCGGAGAGGCGGATACCGCAGCCGATCAGGACCGAGAAGATCGCCGCATCACGGACACCGAGGAAGGTATTGAGATCCGGCGCCAGCAGCAGCGTCTCGGCCGTCTTCATCGTGGCGGCTGTCGGCAGCTTGTTGCCGCTCCGGGGGTATTCGATCTGCTGGGCTGGGTCCTGGCTGATGATACGGCTGCGTCGGGCCCACTTGTAGAAGTCGCGGACCGCGGCTACCAGCGCGCGGCGGCTGCGCGGCGTGAGTCCCATGCGGTGCGCCTGCAGACCGGTGAAGTCCTCGAGCTGCTCGGTGGTGAGATCCAGCAGCGACAGGCCCTGTTCGCGGGCCCATTCCTCGAGGCGACGGACGTAGCCGCGGTACTTGGCGGCCGTACCTTCGGAGCGGCCCTGGCTGTAGATCTTCCACTCCAGCCAAGCCTCGACGGGATCGGCCACCGTCACGAAAAAGTCCCCCAGGGGCAGACAAATCCGCGCACCCGCGCACCCCCTGCTTCAGTGTCGTAAGTCATTGTACACCCTCACATTTACCCTGCGCGAAAGTGCGCGAGTCAGGTTTTTTGGCGGCCCAAAACTCGCGCACCCCCAAAAAAGTTATCCACACGACTCGCGCACCACCCTCTCCCTTCTTGGCCCTTATTTCTTCTTCTTTTTCAGATAGATAGAAAAGGGAAGGGAAAGGGGGGGGTGCGCGGCCAAAAAACGCCAACCCGCGCAGTTGCAGACCCAACCCGCGCAGTTGAGCACCCAACTCGCCAGCAAATCCGCTCAAACATCAATGACTTACCTTCACACCCACTATATGTGCGCGGGTTATTTGCGTTCTCCCCGCCCCCATAACGCACTGAGCGGCGCAAAATGGTCCTTTCCTGGTGATCTCGGGTGCTCATCTGCGCGGGTCAGTGGGGGCGCGAGGCCTGGGGCCGACGGTAGCTAGCGGCCCGCTCGGGGGCGACGTAGGTCGGCTGGATGTCGTTGGGCACGGATGCGTTCAGGCCGTACTCGGCCAGCTTGCCGAGATCCAGCGCCATCATGTGGCAATGTCGGTGGCCGCCGATCGTCACGTCGACGCGCTCAGAGAAGACGACGCCGGCCTGGTCGAGCTGGCGCTTGAGCACGCGCGAGCTCTTCACGGGTAATGCGTCGTACCAGTCGCGCAGGCCGACCGCCGTGCCCAAGTGCTGCATGATGTGGCTGGGGCGCACCAGCAGGCACTCGACCGTGCCGCCGTCCATGACGTAGGCCTCGTACTTGTGTGGTGCCCGATAGTTGTTCTGGGCGATCTCACCGAGCAGCAGCTCCAGGATCCAGACCCAGGGCTCGCGGTCTCCAGTGGTCTCGCGGATGTGCTCGTTCATCTCGGCCGCCAGGTTGTGCGCGAACTCGCGGTCCGGCTCGGTGCCCAGGAACTCGGCCAGCAGCTTCCAGGCCGTGAGAATCGCCGCATAGTTGCGCGCCATGCGCACGGCACCGTCGTCGGCGCCGGTCGCGCGCGAGTGGCGGCTGCACCAGGCGTGGGCCGCGTCGAAGGCCTGCTCTATCTCCTCGGCCGATTTCGTGGTCAGGAACTGAAGCCACTCGTATACCGGGAATGGTGGAAGGCCTCGAGGCGGGAGTTCACCCTTGCGGCCCGTCAGCGAGACGCGCGTTAGCTTACCGGTGAGCGATCGCACGGGGACGTCCTCGCCGGCGAGGATGACGGGGGCAGAGACTAAGTACTCGGTGAGCTCGGCGCCGCGGCGGGTGATCGTGTACTGGTAGCTCTCCTGTAGTAACGAGACGGCCGCGTCGATCACGCGCTGGCTGCGCGCAGACAGCTCCTCCCAGCCGACCGGGTGTGAGGTGTGGCTGAGCGACGTCAGCAGCCGGAACTCCGTCTGCAGGCTCTGGCCGCCGAAGATCTGTACGGCCGTCGCCTCCTCAAGGTAGTGCAGCAGCGTGCTCTTACCGGTGCCCTTGTCCGCCTGGATCACCATGTGCGGCCAGAATCCGAGGAAGGCCTTCAGGTGGGCACCCAGGGTCCAAGTGAGGAGCTGCGCGGCTGCGTCGTTGTGGAACAGCCGGCGCCAGGCCTCGAGCACGCGCTGGCCTTCGCGCTGCGGAACACGCGGGAACTGCAACCCGCGGTAGGGGCACTGCTTGTCCGGGTCCGTGAAGTAGCAGTCCGCGCCCTCGTTCACGATCGCTCGGCCTTCCTTCCAGGCGAGGCCGACGTAGTTGACCGCGCCGCGCGCGCCGATGTCCGCGGCGCGTTCGAGGATGTTGATCATGCGATGGAACTGCGGCTTAGAGTAGATCGGGCCAAAACGCTGCCACTGGTCAATGTTGTGCACACGCTCGTCCTCAAGCACGCGCCGCACCAGCCGGTTGCCATGGCGCGGCGTCTGGACCGAGACGGCGAACAGCGTCTGCGGCTGCGCGTCAGCCCGTCCGCTCATGGTGGCCGGTGCGCTCTGAACGGTAACGCGCGATAAATCCGCCGGCCGGAAGCCGCAGACGTCGATGTACTCCGGCGCCTTGCCTTCACCGTCTTCGCCCTGCTCGCCCTGGCGCTTGATGTAGGTGACGAAGTCTTCCTTGTGGCGATAGCGCCAGTACTGCGCCCAGTCGTGGCTCGGCAGGAACAGGCGCGAGCGGCCCGGGTGCTCGTGACCCGGCATGCCGGCGATGATCCACGGCTCGATCTTCTTGAGCGCGATCCGCAGGCCCTCCTGCCCGTGCGCTAGCAGGTAGTCGTTGACGTCCTTGAAACCCTCCTCGTACCAATCGGCGTGGTCGACGATGTGCGCAGCCACGTTCAGCGCCGTGAGCGCGTCGTGCACGCTCCATGACCACTCGCGGCCGGCGCACTTGTTGAATCGGTCCGGCTCGTCGGCATCCGGCACAATCACTGACTTGGCCCCGCTCAAGGAGGTCCAGTCGACCTCGTTCGAATTGCCAAGCGCGGCGATCGCCGCGGTGTAGGGGATATTGCAGTCGTGGATAGAGAGCGCGTCGGTCTCTCCGTCCGTGATGTAGACCGTGCCGCCGTGGCGCACGGCCTTGTCCACCTCGCGCCAGTCCGGCGACCAGCAGGCGCCGGCCTTCTCCCCCTGCGTCTGCGTCTTCACCCCGCCGTTGAGATCCGGATCGAGGAAGCGCATTGACACCGCCGCGATCTCGCGCGTCTCCGGCCGCTGCGCGATGAAGGCCACGGCCGGGCCGCCGTAGCCCTGCTCTCCTTCGGCTTTCCGGTCCGATGTCCAGATGTTGTACCCGAGCGTTCCGCGCTTGATGCAGGCCTCGACGGTCTCGCGCCGGATCCTGCGGCCCTCGAGGTAGGCGATCACCGGCTCGGCGTCGCGCCCGACCTCCTGGCGGCACTTGCCGGCGATCCACTCGGCGCGTGTCTGCGGCCGCTGGATACCGTTGACCTGGCGGCGCCCGCGCTCGATGCCATAGGTGTCGTGCAGCCAGCGGATCGCCTCGTCGACCTCCATGCCGAGCACGTACATGACTAGGTCGATGCATGTGCCGCCCTCTCCCGGCGCGCTGTGATCCTTCCAGCGCTTGCCCTCCTCGAAGATCGACAGCGAGGGGGTGCGGTCGTTGTGGTGCGGCGAGCGGTAGTTGCCGCCGTTCGGACGCTCCAGACCCAGCTTCTCGGCCAGGTCGTGGCAGTCGATGATCCGCTTGAGCTCCTCGGTCGAGGCCATTGTTGCTGTTCTCCCGCCTCGCCAGTCGCGCCGGCGGCGTGTGCTCGTGTAAGTGGCTAAGCCTGCGCCCAACCGGCGCTGGCCGTGAACCGTCAAGGTATCCGCGCCGGCGATCCCCCGGGCATCAAAACAGCAGCCCCTGATTGGGTGCTTCGAAAAGCCCGCGGTCGCCAGGACAGGTCAGAAACGGCAGCGGCGTGGGCTCGGACAGGACCAGGGCCAGCGGCCCGGTGAACCAGGCCGATCGCGGCTCCTCAGTGCAGCCCAGCAGGTAGACGCGGCCGATGATGCCGCCGCGCGCCAATTGCGGCGGCACGTCGACGCCGATGTGGCGGCGGATCCACGCCTTGCCGGCACGGTCGTAATTCCGGCTGGCGTGGATGAGCAAGGGGCCCCGATACCGGGTGCCTTGCGGGCGGTTGATAACGTCCTTGCTCGCGTGGATCACGGCCCAGGCCCAGGGTTGGCGGAGGCTGATCGCTTTCATGCTAGCCGGTGCCACTCGCCGCGTTGCGCGGCGCTAATCGCGCCGTCGGGGATATCGAGCTTCTTGGCCGCGCGCCGCACGCCGATGTCGTTGGCCAGGGCCGCGATTCGACGCCATTGGGCCAACGTGTAGCCGATCTCGTAGATGTCCGGACGCCGACACGTCCCAGGAACGGCTGTTCAACAGCCCGATGCTGGTGTGCCGGAGCTGTAGGGATCGCCTCGCTCATGCCCCAGCCTCCAGCTCCTCGGCTCGTTGGAGTGGCTGACCCGCCGGGACGATTTCGACGTCCGCCAAAAGCTGCGCGCCGACGAACTCCTGCGGCGTGGGCTCGGCCCCGATCTGGCCATCAACCCCGTAGTCGCGCAGGCCAAAGTACGGCGGGCTAGTAACCACGCACTGCACCGATTGATCCGGCATCTCGCGCAGGCGATCGCGGCAGTCCCCGATGAGCACACGAACGCTCATACCGTTTCCTCTATGGCTCGATTCCACACGCAGCTGCTACCCACGGCCTTCACTGTTTCCACACGGGATTCCGGAGAGCCATTCCTGCGGGCGATGCGCTGGTTCATGTCCTTGAGGCAGTGGTGCACGCCTCTTCCTCCCTGCGGGCGTCGAGATACCGGCTGTAATCGCCGAGCGGGACGCAAGTGACCGCCCCGAAGCGTTCGCGTAGCGCAGCGACGAACGGGTCGTCGCGGAGCACGGCGGCGAAGGCCGGATCGAGCTGCTTGATGCCGCGCCAGACGTCGCGGCGCTCGAGCGGCTGCAGGTGGTCGAGCGCGACCAGGTCGGTGCGCGCTTTCGTCGCCAGGTACCGATCGCCGGGGCGCGGCCCGGAGTCCGGCACGGTTTCGTGTTCAGTGACCCGGCCTGTACAGGCGGAGGAGGAGATCTGCGCCTGCGGGTCCGCCGGGCTGTGCTCGGGGGGTGGAACCGAGCACCCCTCCCACGGCTTATTGCCGGCCTCGGCGACTAGGGCCCGAGCCGCGGGATGCGGGTTCCCGTCGCTTTGCCTGCTCACGACCGGCTCCGGTGGTGGTTCTTCTCATCGCCGGCATCGCTAAGCGGTGGGTCGAGCTCAAGTTCGAGCGGCGCGTCGTAGGTCATATCGGCACGATTCGGCTGGCGGCGCGGGCGTACGATCCGCCCACGGTCCTCGTCGTAGTTTTGGTGCTGGCGCAGATCCCTAGGCATGGACTTTCCCCTACCAGCGCTTACCACTGAGGATTCGACTGATGGTGCTTTGGTTCACACCGTGTGCGCGGGCCATCGCTCGCTGCGACATGCCCCCTAGACCGCCCGAGCGGATCTCGCTCACCTTCTCCACGGTTAGCCGGGCATGAGGGTGTACCTCTTTGGTGAGCGCTACGCGTCGCCCGTCCCGGACCATGCCGCTCACGAACTCGGAGTTTGAGGTGAGAAACAGGTGTGCCGGATTGACGCAGCACAAGAGCCCACACTGCTGGCGCACAATCATTCGCGGGGGTATTTCCCCGATGTACTCCTCGTACGCGACGCGTGATGCGATCAAGCTCCGGTAGTGGATCTTGATCTGCGCTTGCCCCAATCCGGTGAGACTACGAGTCCAGATCCAGCAACCGCTGTTGGGCTCAGGCATCGAGTACAACTCAAGCCGCCCGCGCACGGACCGAGGGGCGCTCATCGCGCTTCCTCCAGCCCGCGAGCGACGTCCTCGCGATCGGGCATCGTGTAGACGGCGGTGCTGCGCAGGTCGGCGTGGCCCAGGGCGCCGGCGACGATGCCGCGCGGGTCGTCGGCCGTACTCTGCGCCATGACGCGCTTGGCGAGCGTGTGGCGGAACCAGTGCGGGGTCGCCTCGACGTCGAGGCCGGCCGCACGCACCCACTTGCGCATGCGCGCCTGGTAGGAGCGCACAGCCAGGCCTTGGCCCTTGCGAGACATGACCAGCGCCTCGGCGCCGATGGCAGATTGCCCCTGCTCGCGCCGGATCTTGAGCAGGTCCCGCAGGGCCGCACGGGCGTCGCGGTTCACCGGGACGGTGTAGCCGCGGCCGTTCTTGGCGAACTTGCTGTGCACCTGTAGGCGCTGGTGCGCGACGGCGTCGCGGGCGTCATCGACGGTGACCGCGACCATGGAGCCGATACGGATGCCCAGGTGGCGCAGGGCGCGCATCCAGGCGTGGTCGCGGCGGGCCTGGATGTCGCCGAACTGGCCGACGTACGACAGGAGCTGCTTCTCCTCGTCGCGCTTGAGGTAGCGGTTGAATACGGCGCGCTGATAGGTCATCCCGCACCTCCTTCGCCGCAGGGCGGCTCATCGGCCGAATCAATCTGCATCACGGCATAATCGAGAGAGGTGGTTCCGCCGCCGCAGCGCAGCGACTCACTGACGAGGGTGAATAGCCTGATCGCCGTGCGGTGCCCGTCGTCGTCGAGACCGGCCATCTGATCGCTCACGGACTCCCACGGTCGCAGCGGGTGCCCCTCATGGAAGGTGAATGTGTAGAGCAGATTCCGGATCCGCCGATCGCGGCCGCTGATGCGCTGCTCACGGTCCAGCACCAGCGCAACGATCTTGTGCCCGTAGCACTCCGCCTTGCCGCTCATGCCGGCCACCCCGCTGCCGCCTCGGGTGTGAGCGCGGCGAACTCGATCCAGAACGCAGTCGCGCGGCCCTGCTCGTCGAGCATCGAAGCCAGCGGCAGGACCATCACGTCGTAGTCTTGCGCGTAGCACCACTGTCCGCGCTCGAGCGTTACGACGCTCCGGTCGCGCGCGCCCCAGCGCCACACGCAGGCGCGGCGGACATTCGGCGGGCCCTTGCAGACCAGCCGCGGGATGCGGCGGTCGCCCAAGATGGAGATCTGCACTTCCGCCACTGCCCGCCGGCCGATCGCGATCGGCTCGCCCGGCCGCATCCAGACGCGGTGCCGCCGGTACTGGTCGGCGGGAGGCGGACTGCCGGCGTATAGCTCGACCACTGTTGCCGTCATCGTCTGCTCCCTCGCGGCCTGCAGGCTTTCGCCATCTGGGCCGCTGCTGCCTGCCGTGCCAGCCCGCGCCTCAACGGCGGGAAGGCCAGCGCGGCCTCGAAATCCAAGCGCTCATGGCGCGGCATGGCGAGCCACGCGCGCCAGAGCGCTTCGCGGTCATGCTCGAGCTCGAAGCCCGGCAACTCGTTCTGGGTGCGGCTCGGCGATCGCATGGCCGGCCTTGTACCCCTCGCCCGGGGCCTGCCGGAGCGTGAAATCCTTCACGCCCCGCGGCTGCGCGGGCTGCGGCAGACTGCCCGGTTGCGCCGGTGGCGCCGGCGCCGGGCGCACGCCGAACAGCACGGCGATCGCGATGGCTTGCAGCAGCCAGCGGATCACCCCTCGCCCTCCTCGGCTTCCGGCTCGGCCGTGCGCAGGAAGCGCGCCCGCAGCTCGGGCTCGAAGTGGGCCCAGATCAGTGAGGCCGGGACCTCGACGCGCGCCTCGGCCGGCTTGTCATGCGTGGCGCCGGTGATGCCGCGCCGGCGCAGGCTCTCGGGCGGCGCGGGCGCGTCAGCGGTCATCGACCATGCCCTCCAGCCGGTCCAGGACGCCGAGCGCGGCCTGGAAGTCCTCGAACATCTCGCGGCGTACACGGCGGATCTGTTCGTGCGTGACGCGGCCGGCAGCGAGCGCCTGGCGCAGCTCACGCGCCGTTTCGCCGAGCTCGGTCTGCCAGTGCGCCCAGCGGTCGAGCAGCTCGACGTCGGAGCAATCGGAGAAATCGCCTACGGGGATGGATGCCCGGCCGAGGAGCACGCCCTCGGCCTCGTGGATGCGGCAATCGCGAGCCGCGTACTGGATGGAGACCGCCTCGTCGACGGTCAGGTGGTGGGTCTCGACCAGCGCTCCAGAATACGAACGCTCGTCTTCGTGCGCGAAGCGCTGTACGGCTTCGTCGAGCAGGGTTGGGATCCGCACCGTTCGCTGGAGCTTACTGCCCTCTTCGCCGCTAAGGCTTCCGATATCCCGGACATTCCCCGGTCGTCCGGGTGAATGCGTCGGAAATCCGATGACGCCGAATCCCTTCATGCAGCGCTTTTCCCCTTACGAGCACGCAGTGCCTCCTCGATTAGCACTTGCGTCTGCTTGGAAATGCTCCGGCACTCGGTCTTGCTCATGCGCCGGATTTCTTCATGCATCCGCGTCGGTATGTAGGCGTTGATCGCATGCAGGCTCTCGTGATCTTGGTCGCAGCCTGGTGCAGCTCCCGCGCCCGGCTGCTGGACGGTCCCGTTTTCGGTACTCATACTGGTGCGCCCAATGTGTGATAACCCACCGTGCAGCACTGCACGGCACGAGACAGACAATAATCCCGTTTTCGGGAGTAGTCAACGTTATGGTCCCGATTTCGTGATTCAGGATAGCCTCAATACCTTCCGAGACCGGCTGGTGTGGGTCCTTGGCCCCGAGCGCAAGATCACGCCGTGGGCGAAGTCTTTGGGATTCACGACCGGGATGGTCTCTCGCATCAATGCGGGAAACGTTCCGCGACCCGATGTCCTCGCGATCATCGCGCGCGTGGAGGGGGTCAACCTGAACTGGCTGCTGGACGGGGCCGGTAAGCCCTATCACTACGCCCAGTTCTTCGAGGCCGACGACGCGCGCGAGTACGTGCAGGGCCTGCTGGCGGACGAGGGCTGGACTTTCTACCGGATCGAGGGCCCGCGCGGGCACTTCATGGTCGTGCTGACGCTGCCCTCGAGCGTCCGGGTCAACGAGCGAGACGTGCCCTACACGGCCGTCGAGATCATCCTCGGCCAGCCCAAGCTCCCGTGGGACGCGACCATGTTCGAGGCCGGTGGCGGCGCCTACGACCTGCGCATCGACCGCGAGGCCGCCATGCGCCTGACCACGGGCGAACTCGGCCCCTTCGAGCTGGTCGGCGACGCCGACCACGCAGGCCTGCTGGAGAGCGCGGAGCCGTTCGATAACGCCATGCCCGGGGAGTCGCCGACGTTCCAGATGGAAGAGACGTCCGGCGTCGAATACGCGGCCGACCCGATCGGCGAGGCCTACCGTCAGGTCGCGCGCACGGACCCGGCGGCCGCCAATCGTCGCCTGCTCGAGCTGCTAGATGAGATCCTGAACGCCCGAACAAGCCGCGAAGACGCCTCATGAAGCCATCCCAGCCTTGCTGCTGATACCCCTCCTGGTCGGCTGCGCCGTGCCGACGACGAGCGATCTACGCAAGGCCGAGGCGGCCACGACGGTCACGGTGAACGCGCCGCTTGGGTGCCTATACGACGCCGGAGTGGAACAGGCGAGCTCGTTCTAGGGCGTCAACTACGGCCGCCTGAGCTGGCACATCTACCAGACTGGGGACTACGCCTGGATCCGCGGCGGCGTCGGGATGATCGAGTTCCAGGCTCAGGGGTCGCAAAAGACACAGATATCCCTGAAGAAGTCCATGTCCGCGGCGAACTATTCGCGTTCTGAAAAGATCATCGATCATCTCGAGGAGCATGGCTTCCCGGAATGAGCGATATTTTGCCTTGGGTACAGATCGTCGCGGCCCTTGGCGCTCCTATCCTCATTGCTTGGGCCACGCATTCCGCCTCGACGAAAGCTACGCATGACGCACATGAGCTGGACCGAACACGCCGAGACGAATATGCCAAGGCCGTGCGTTACGCCTTGAGCTCGATGCTCACAAAAAACGCCTCCTATCATTGCACAAAGAGCTCACGACAGTCGTTCAATATATAGTCGGCTTACTGAAAGATCGCCACGGCCCCCTGCGCCATGGCGAGCAAGAAGAGTTCAAAGAGATCTCCATTCCAAGTTACGAATGAGAGCGCTTACGCCGGCCACGCGATCCCCGGTTTAGGATTACGACGGTGCGATGCCGTCCAGCGCATCGATCGCTGCGTCGGCCGCTGCGCGCTTGTCGTCAGCGGTAGAAGCTGCGCGCACGTCTTGCTTGCCGCCGACGCGCTCGGCCTCGATGGTCGCCCCTGCCGGGCTGGTCCATGCGTTGCGCGTCGCGATCACTTCGTCCGCGAGATCGCTGACGTTCATGCCGCGACGGTTCGCTTCCGCAACGATATACGGATAGTCCGAATCGTTCGGGCTGGACGCTGCCTTGTATGCGCGGGCCTCTTCGTATTTGGTTAGGTAGACCGCGCTCTGGCCCGTACCACTGGTAATGAACCGGGCGCAGACCTCGCTGGCCTTCGCATCGATATCGCGCAGGCCCGAATCGTGCACCTGTTGCAGCCGCTCGCCCTCGACCTCGGCGGCGGTTTTCATCCAGTCAGGCATCGATCACTTCTCCCGTGCGCGGATCGGCCTTGCCGCGCGCCGTTACCGCATAGGGCGTACCGCCATGCGCCTTGTCGGTGTAGACGACGAAGACCTTATCGGCGTCATACTGGCTGGCGTCGATCCAGCCACTTTCCGTCCAATGGCCCGGACCAACCGCCTGTTGCAGCGTCACCCGCAACACACCATCGGCATCGCGCTCGGCGTGGCGAATGCCAGCGGCCCTTGTTTCGTCGTCGCCGATGAAGCGGTCTCCGTGCTTTAGCTGAGACAGGTCGATTCCATTTACTACCTCGTTTTCAATTGCATATTCAGGGGCGTTGGCTGTTGCTTTGAATCGTAATTTCATTAGAGCCACCGCCCTATGGCCATAACATCAACTTCCTGTTGTTCATCACCATTAGGAAATCCACCACCTGATATGATCAATCCCCCATCCGTGTTATTTTTCGTCATATTTTGTACCAGATCGATCTGTCGATACCACACATCAACCATATTATCTTTATCTATAGATGCATCCAACTCGGTTATTTCAAAAGTTACTCTAGGTAATGATCCCGATACAAATGAAGCAGGATACGTCCACAGCTTTTTAAGGTTACTTGAATTGTGATAATACAGCACTTGTGTTGCAGTAACAATCTGACTCCCATCAGCCCATCGCGTCCACTCACCATCCGAATTGCTGCCGGATTCGACGATCGGGTTGCCGCCGACCTGGGGCATGGTGACGAAGTTGGCATCGCCGCCGCCGGCGATCGATGCGAAAGCGGTCTCCAGGGGTCCCCAATCGATCCACCCGTCATCGGTGGCATTGCGCTGCTTGAGACGGTTGTTCGTCGTATCCGGCCACCACATGAACGGGAAGGTTGTGCTCGGCGGATTCGGGCCTGCATTGTTCGAGATGATCGTCTTCAGGATGGTCTGAATTTCCGGGAACGAGGCCGCCGGGCTGTTGCCGGATAGGGTGTGGTCGAGAAAGTCGTAATCCTGCATCAGTAGGCCCTCGCGCGGACGTCGACGGGGCGCTCGACCGAGTTGCCGGCGCCGTCGAAGATGGTGAGTGTCATGCCGGTCTTGTCCTTGCCGGTGATCTTGTACGTATCGCCTTCTTCGCCGTTCTGGATGGCGACGGTTGTCGTCGGTTCGGCCAGGAAGGCGGGCGAAAAGTCGATGTTCGTGCCGCCGATCGGGATGACGAGGTCCTCGAAAAGCAGCTCGCGGTCGGGCACGTCGATCACGGCCTTGAGCGCCGTCAGGCGCGGTATATAGACGGCATCAGACGTGCTGAGCGTGATGCGGAACTGCACCGCGCGGGCCTCGTAGTAGCCCGCGGTGAACGGCATCCAGGCGTTCCAGGTGGGGCTGCCGTTCGGGTCGTCGTTGGTCGTACGGATCTCAAAATCGGCGCTGACGACCCCATCCGGACCGCCCCAGCCCCAGCCGGCGCCATATTCGCCCCACGGCTGGTCCCAACTCTGCCAGGAGTCGGCGAGCGGGAACTGAGCCAGCGTATGGATCAGCTCGATGCGGCTCTTGAGCACGCCCCCAACATCGACGACGGCGCTCTCGTAGACGCCCCCGTCTCCGGGTGCGGAGTGGTACAACCAGGATTCGTCGTACTGATCCCACGTCTCGGTGAAATCGTCCCACATGCGTGTAAACGCTGTCTCGAGATCGTTCGCCTGTGAGATGCGCAGATCCGTGCGCGCGCCCGGCCAGCCGTCGCCGGCCTCGTCCTGCTCGACGATCTTGTTGATCTTCGCGTTGTCCGGGACAGTTGCGGCGGTAGCGTTGGTGCTCTTGCGCCCGCGCCCATTGACCGCCTTGACCAGGATCGTGTCGGCCTGCGCGAGCGTGGCGACGTAGCTGGTGTCCGGCGTGATGCCGACCGGCGTGGAGCCGGCCCAGGTGGGCCCGCGGCGGATCTCGTAGTGAACGACGGCGATGCCGGCGTTCGGCTGCCAGCGGATGCGCACCTGGTCGGTCTCGCCGTCGCGCGAGACCAGCAGGCCGGTGACGTCCGCCGGCGGGCCGCCGGTGCCGGCGACGGTGTGCATAACGGACTGGCCGCCGGTGAGCTCGATCTCGAGCAGCGCGTCACCGGGGGTGTTGACCGGCCGCAGCTCGATGGTGATCTGGTCGCCCTCCTCGGCTTCCAGGTCCCACTCGGTGGCCTGCGTCGTGCCCATGTCGCGCGGGGCCTGGCTGCCGCGGCCAATGCGCACGCTGGTCAGCGGCGCGCCCTCGAGGCGCCAGGAGATCATCACGCGCGTACGGCCGCTGGCGTCGAGCAGGCTCTCGTTGACCTCGACGTCCGAGATCTCGCCGACGGTCGGCAGATCACCGTCTCCCGTGCCCTCCCAAGTGCCGTCGGCGGCGTCGTAGTAGGCCTGCACCTCCTCGATCGCCGTGATCTGCACGCGGTTCATGCTGCGCGGCTTGGTCTCGACGATCTTGACCTTCTTGCCCGGCGTCTCAGTCGGGCCGTACAGGCAGCGCCAGTCGAGCGGCTCGCCGTCATCCGGCGACGCCGGCAGCGGATCGAGCAGGGTGATGTCGGTGCTCTCGCCTGCCACCTGCGCTTCGACGCGGTGATAGCTCATGTCGCCGTTCGGGCGCACGGCCAGCAGCCACTGCTCGTCGGAGAGCCCGGTGAACGGCACCGGGCGGCTCAGCGTGAGCTGCGTGGTGTCGCCGGCGACGATGCGGCCGGAGTAGTCCCAGGCTGTCAGGTCGTGCGACAGCAGCACCACGTCGCCGCGCGTGACGACCAGGCCCTCAGCATCGGTCTGCCAGGAGATGCGCTTGCGATGGTAGTACTGATCCGCCGCGCGCAGGTTCGCTTCGGCCGCAGCCTGCGCCTCGTCGGTGACGCCCATGAACTCCATGCGCGCCGGATTGGTCGGGTTACTTACGCCGGGCACGTTCACGCGCACGGTGTCCGGCTTCCAGCCCCGGCGTGGATTGATGAACGTCGCCTCGATCTGGTCCGGTAGGCGCTCGGTGACGTAGCTGACATTGAACGTACCGGCGACGATGTTCGGCATGCCGAAGACCGACGTCGCCGCAACCGGCTGGTCGATGATCACGCCGCACTTGCCCGAGGCCCAGGTGCGGCTCGCGCGGCCGCACTGCTCAATCGTCCGCAGCATCTCGCTCGTGGGCTGGCCGCGATCGAACACGACGTCGCAGGTCAGGCTCTTCGCGTCGCAGTACTCGGCCCAGGCTTTCACCGATTCCAGGTCAACGCGGCTCTCCGGCAGACCGGCGCCGAAGCGTCGTCGCCCGTCGGCGTCGTACTCGCCCACGACGACGTACAGCCACAGCCAGGCCGGATTGCGGCTCTCGCGCGTTACCCAGGTGTCGTCCTCAAGCACGGCCACGCGCTGCGAACCCACGGCCCACAGCTCGTCGATCACGCCCGTGAGCTGACCGCTGGCACGCATCTTCACCGCGACGCGGGTCTGGCCGCTGTAGGCGGTCTCGTCCGGCTGGTAGGAGTGCAGCGCCTGCCAGCTCATCTGCGCAATCTTCTGGCTGGAGCCGTACTCGCCCGTGATGCGCCGCAGGCGCACCTCGTACTGGCTCTTGGGCACGCGCTGCTTCTGTGTGCGGCGCACCGGCGCCGTCGAGTCGTGCTGGAGCACCAGGCGATCGACGCGGCTGCGATACTCGCGCGGCGGTGCCGGATCCGGCGCCTTGTGGCCGTACGTGGAGCGGGGGCCACGCCGATTGCGCACGTACGGCGCTTCGTCCATGCGCTCGGCATAGGTGCGCCAGCGCCACTCGAGCTGGATCGTCGTGGTCTGCCACCACCATCTACCGCTGGTCTGGATCGTGCCGGCGTTACCGCCGTCCGTATGGGCGCTCGACGAGCGGGCGTCGTCGTAGCCGACCTGGATCCACTCGCCGTTGTCCCAATAGCCCCGCGACCAGTAGGCGTCCGCGGTGATCATGGCCATGCTTTCCAGAAGCGGATGCCACGTGCTGGTGCCGACCTCGCGGTATTGCCCCTCAATCTCCACAGACAGCGGCTCGGTACCGTTGCGGCCCGCCTTGTAGAGCCGGCCGGCGATGTCGACGCCGATCTCGGTCGTGTTCTGCGAGGTCGTGCGCGTGATCCAGCCAGCATCGGGCGTCAGATCGCCGCCGTCGGTCGTATCGACATTGGTCGGGAACAACGTCAGCTCGGCGTTCGGCCCGGCGATCTCGATCTCGACATTGTTATACACCTCGATCGGCGTGTTGCCGATATGAAAGACGCCCAGACGAGGGGCGCCGAGGCCGAAGTTGAACACCTGGTAGAGATACTGCTCGTTGCCGGCATACTCGGTGTACGGCTTCGCGCCCAGGTCGGGCACGATCTTGTGCTCGCCGAGCACCAGCGGCAGTACCTCGCCGCGCCGCGCGCGGTTGCGGCTGCCGCTGATGGAATAAGTCGGGCTCGCGTTGTCGCCCTGGCTGTCGGAAATATCCGGCTGGCGCGCGTCGGTCACGGACGCGATTATGTGGTTGCCGGCGATCTGCACCACCGTGGTTGCTGCTGAAGCTGCAATCGGCCCGTATGCGCTCGTGACGGCACCGTAGGTGTAAGCCGCGGCGATCGCCACGACCACAGTCAACACCACCTGCGTCACGTCCGAATCGTCGCCGCCGCCCACGGCCGCGCGCACGGTCACGATCTCGTCGCCGGACAGGCGCCAGCCGCTCCACACCTCGCGCGGGACGAGCACGCCGTCGATCGCGACCATCACCTCGGCGGCCACCAGCGAGCCGGCTTCACGCTTCAGCATCGCCGCCAGCGACTCACCAGGCGTGACGATCGCCTGGCGCAGCTCCCGGCCCGCCGCCGGCGAGAACGGGTGCGGCGCCGTCACCAGCCGCACGGAGTGCGGTGGTGGCAGGGCCGGTAGCATGGTCACACCCTCCAAGAGTAAAACTGCTCTGGGAGGAGTCCGTAGCGGTGCAGATCGCGTAGCCGATGGCGCACGGCCTGGCGGGCGTTGCGCAGCGCGTGCAGCACGTAGCGATCGCCACCGATCAGGCACAGCGTGCCCGGATGCCGCAGCCGGCCGCTGCAGCGCATCAGGACCACGTCGCCCTCGCCAGGGGCATCCGTCAGCTCGAGGAAGTCCAGCATGTTCGCCTCGAGCAAATGCGAGTTCGCCTCCAGGTCGGCACCGCGCTCGCTCGGGATCTCCACCTCGCGCCCATACTGCTCGCGCTGCACGCGGGCGCACAGCTCGGCGCAGTCGGCCTTCGTGTAAGGCAGGCCAATATAACGGTCAGACCAGTGGGCGGTGCCGGTAGTCATGCGGCACCTCGCGGGAGGAATGAAGCGCCCGGGGCCGGTGGCACATGACGCGACCGCCGGTCGTCGGCATCACCACCGGTCGGCTGTCCACTTCCCACTCGCCCGGCCTCAGCGGCAGCTCCAGCTCGCTGATGTTGATCCCGGCCGGGACCAGTGAGGCCTTGTTCGTGGTCAGCTTCGAGCGGCCGGATTTCACGAACTTCCCGGACTCGATGATCGCCGCCAGCAGGTTCGGGCCGGGCAGGATCGGTTTGTGATTGTCGTTCAGGTAGAGCCGTGGCTCGGCCTGCTCGCGCGGTGTCCCGCGCTGGCCGGTCTGGGCGGGCCGCGAGCTGCGCTCGACGGCCTCCTGCGCCGCCTCCGTGAAGCGGTTGCAGAGCAGCGGGCTCACACCCTCGATAGTGAACTCGATCAGCATGGCGCGCCCTCCCTGTCCCGGCGCTGCAGCTCGGCGAGCGCGTTGTGCACGAGGTGTGTGTGGATCTCGGCGACAGCCGCGTAGCCCTTGAGCAGGACGCCGAGACCGTCGAGCGAAGCCGAATCCTTGCCCGCGAGATCAGAGAGGGCGTCGCCCAGATCGGCGAGACAGCCTGCCTCCAGTTCAAGGGTTTCATTCTCGCCGCGGGCAAGCTGGTAGAGGTTGGCCCGCTCCTGGCGCTGGAACCAACCGGAATCGAGCATCGTACGGGGGAGGCCGCACCGGAAGGCCGCCGGTTGCGGCTGGTGTGCTGGGGCCATGGGTCGTACTCCTTTGCTTTTTGTGAGCAGTGCCCATCCGAGGATGGGCGCCTGGCGCTCACAACCGAGCAAAGTCCGGCCGGCGTCCTTACGGATAGCCGACACCAGACACCCACCCACGGATGGGCACCGCGTGGGCGAGTACGACAAAACCGCGCTGACGGGCGCGGGTAGCCGCTTTGCTTCAAGGCGTTGTGAGCGCCTGAACCGAAAGCTACGCCGGCCCCTGTCGGTCTGTCAACTGCGCTTTTGTTTTTTAGCGCCCGGTGCGCCCGCCCTCCTCGTTTTTGGATGGATTGGGATCGGGAGCATCCGACGGGCGCTCTGGGCTGGAGCCAATGCCGCAGAATGCATCGATGCTGCCCCAGAGATCGCCTTCTTTGATGCGTTTCTCCCAATCGGCACAGTCGGGCCATTGCTCCCGCTGATTCAGGAAATAGTCGAGCCGGGACCAGAACAGGGTATAAATAGCAGGGCCTTTGACTCGGCTTCCAGGTTGCGGAACAGACGTTGTTTGCGCGCCGCCCGCCCCAGTTGGCGTTCCGTACACACCCTGCTCTTGTTGCGAGAGCATCACATTCGCTTGTATAACCCCATCGCCGACGTCTTCGGCTTCGAAACGCCAGTGATAAGAACCGAACGCCGCAAAAAACACGGCATAGTAGTTGTAATTGCGTGCGGCCCGAAAACCAGATTCGGAATGCTGGAATGTCGTGTCGGACTTGTCCGCAAACTTGAGAACGCGCGCGGCTGCTTCTATAACCTTCTGTTGAGATGCCCCGTCGTAGTTTTTTGATTGCAGATCCAATTGCTTGTCCCGTGGCAGCGGGTCGCGCGTAGAAGCGCAAGCCACCAGCAACGCCGATGCAATCACGAGAACCCAAATGCGCATTATCGTTTCCTGCCAACCAAGTGGGGCCGGCAGTGTAGCGAGATTGAACACTCGTTGCAGTGAACAAAGCTTGGAAAGCCACAGTACGCATTCAGAAGAGCCCCGGCGCCGTCTCCGGCGTGTAGCGCACGGCGATTCCGGGTTGGTTAACCAAACTGTTGAAAGTCAACTCGGCGCTCACCTCGAGCGGGGTCTGCTCAACGTTCGCCAGGTCCATCGTGACCTCATGCTCGATGGTGTTGGGATCGCTGCGGCGCACCTGGATGAAGCGCGCGGTCGCGCCGGCGCCGCCCTGCGAGGCCTCCAGCCACTGCACGAGCTCGCGGCCGATGTTGTCGACCGCCAGGCGGGCCCGGGCCTCGCCCTTCTCCGGCTCGTCCGGCAGGCGCGCGCGAAAGCCCATCGCCTGGAACGTATTCCCCTTGTGGTCGAGATCCTTGTTGTCTTGCACCACGCGGATCGGCTCGGCCAGGTCCTCGTGGTCGATCTCGACCAGCAGCACCGGGCGATCGTCGTAACTGGTCGCGTAGAGCTGCTCCTTGGCGCCGTCGCTGTAGTCACGCATCCCAGGTCTCGATCGTCAGCGTCACAACCCAGTCGGGCGGCAGGCCCGCGCCGGCGTTGCGGCTCTCGGCCTCGTAGCGCCCGCGGCGGATCCGCGCCTTCTTGGTCACGCCGTCGAACGGATCCGGCCAATCGAACCAGGCGCCGCCGCGCGAGATCTCGTCGCGGAACCAGGTCTTCCAGCTCCTGTACTCCGAATTCGTGTAGCGGTACTGCAGCTCGCGGCCGACGAGCTGGCGATAGTCGCGCTGGCCCTGCTTGGCCAGGCCGTCCTCCATCTGCGTGCGGTCGACCGCCGGCTCCGGCCGCTCTTTGAGCGGCGTCAGCAGTCGGCCATAGCTCGGCCAAGTACGCATCAGCGGCCACCTCCGCGCCGCAGGCCGAAGGCGCTCTGGAACGCCTGCGAGATCTCGCCGTCACGACGTACGTCGTCGGTGACCACGCGCACCACCATCCCGTCGGCGTCCATTTCCATCTCGGCCTCGCCCACCTGCTCCTGCGGTGTGCCCTGGTTGTTGAACACGACGCTGACCTTCGGCATCACACCGCCGCCGTTCGCGCGGTGGCGCGCGTCGTTGCGCGTGAGGATCTCTTCGTCGCTGCGGGCGATGATCGGGACCTCGCCCGACTGCAGGCTGGGGATGCCGCCGCGATGGAAACGCGGTGCGCCGGCGAAGGCCGCGGCGGAGACATTGCGCGTACTACCGCCGCCCGCGGCCATGCCGCCGCCGTGGCGCACATTGGCCCTCACGCCGGTGAAGCTCGATCCGCTTGTGCTCGTGCTCGTCGTACCGGTGTTGCTGGTGAGCATCTGCGTGAAGAACTTACCGACCCAGCTCTCATCACCTTTGCCCGTGCCGAGGATCTTCGCTGCCAACGCCTCGGCGTACATACGCCGCAGCGTCTCGCCGAACTTCTTGACCATGCCTTCGAACGAATTGTCGATCGGATCGAATAAATAGTCGGCAAACGCGCTCTGGATATTGCGAGCCGCTGATTTGGCGAACTCGCTCATCTGCTGCTCGGTGTCGTTCGCCTGGTCGCTGGTCTTCTCCATCTCCTCGCGGACCTTGCGCAGGGCCTTCTCGGCCTCGGAAAGCTGCGACGGCACTGCCGCGCGGACACCCTGAAAGCGGTACGGCGCGCGTACGGTGCGGGGGCCTTCGTTTCCACCGCTGGAGCCCGAGCCATCGGTAAAGGAATCGCTATCCGAAAAGTTGGAACTGCTATCACTTTGACTCGACCCCGAATCGCCGCTGCCCTGATCCGATGACCCTCCCGAATCCTGGTTCTGTCGATCGATGATGCGCTGCCGCAGGGATTCCAGCTCCGCCAACCGTTGCTTGGCCGCCTCCAGGTCCTCGACGCCCCCTGCGATCCACTTGTACAAACCCCCTTCTTCTTCGCGTTGAATGGCGGCTCTCAGCGTGGCGATGCGGTTGTTGATCTGGCGCAGGCTCGCCTCGAATTTTCCCGTCTGCGCCGCGGCCACGTCCTTGGAGAAGTTGCGCACAGCTTCGGCAGCATCGCCCATGACCGCGCCGACCTGCGCGCCGAAGAGCGCGAGATCCCCCATCAATTTGACGAGGCTGCGCAAGCCCTCGATGGTGTCCTTGTTGGTCATCTCCTCGCGTAAAACGCGCGAGCTCTCCACCAGAGGCGGAAGAAGCTCCTCGGCGAGTTGCTCCTTAAGCTCGAAGAGCACGTTCTGAAAGCGAGCGAATGCCGCCTGCGCGCTGTCACCGGCTTCCTTGGCCGCTGGGCCGTATCGGTTCTTCAGCTCGTCGGCGAGCTTTGGCAGCAGTTCCTCGGCCGTCAGCTCGCCCTGCTCCAACATCTTGTTGAGCTGGTCGGTGGTAACGCCGATCGACTCGGCCGCGATGCGGAAGGCGCCGGGCAGGCGCTCGCCGAGCTGCTGCCGCAGTTCCTCGGCCGAGACGCGGCCCTTGCTGATGATCTGCTGCAGCGCATTCAGCGCGCCGCCGGTCTGCTCGGCGTTGAGCCCGAGTGCGAGCGCGGCATTGCCAACGCCTTCGAGGATGTCGCGGGTTGCCTGGCCCTCCAGGGCCGTACCCTTGGCGGCGGCTGCGAGCTGCGTGTACTCCTTCGCCGTCTGCCGCAGATCCAGCCCGAGGCGGTTGGCCGTATCACGGACGAACTCGAACTCGCGCCGTGCCGCCTCGGCCGATCCGGCGACGGATTCCAGCCCGCGCTTTAGGCGCTCCATCTCGAGCCCGGCCTGGGCGATATCGCGCATGACGAAGCCGATTGCCAGTCCGGCCAAGGCCGATTGCAGGCTGAGCACGGCCTGCGCGGTCCGTTGCACGCCAGCACGCAGGCGCCCGGTGGGGTCGCGCATCGGCTGGCGTGCGGTGTCGCTGAGGCGGTTCATGTCCCCGGCGAGGGAACGCACTCGCTGCGCGCCATCGACGACGGCCTCGATCTCGTAGCGCAGCTTCTTACGGTTATCGGCCATTCATCCCCCGCGCAGGGTGCGCAGCAAGCGCTTCATCTGCTCGCCGTCGCCCAGAACGCCGCTGATGGCGCTGGCGACATTCTCGATTTCGGCGGCCCGATCGCGGCTCTGACGACGCTGGATGGCGCTCATCACCGCTCGGAGCTGCCGCCAGGTGTAGCGCTCGAGCACGTCGGCCGGGCCAGGCGCGTGGCCAGCGGCCGAAATCGCCTCGGCCATCTCCGTCAGGCTCAGTGCGGCCCGGCCGTCGCCTCGCTGTCCGGTGGCGCGGCGGCCATCGCCGGCGTCAGCGCGCTGGCGAGCCGCCGCGTGAAAAAACCCGCGTTGACCTCCCAGAAGGTGGTCAGCAGCGCGAAAAAGTTGTCGTCGCCGAGCTGCTCGATCCACTCGCGCGGCTGATCGCTGGCGACCGCCATCAGATCGAAGAAGGCATCGCCGTGGCGCTCGAGCATGGTCTCGACGATGTCGCCGGTCGGCGGTGCCCCTTCCTGCTCGTCACAGATCTCGCGCAGCGAGGCGACGATCGGGCGCGTCTTACTCGCCAGGCGCATGCTCTCCAGCGCGCGGAACTCGCGGACGGTCACCTCGCGGCCGGCGATGGTGATCGTGCGGTCCGGGTGCAGGACCTCGGCCTCTTCGGCCTGCTTCTCGGCTTCGTTGTGCGGCTCGGTCACCGTCCCTCCTTCAGCTCGTCGCGACCGGCGCGCCCTTCGGCGTGATGATCTCCCGCTTCTCCAGGCGCTCGGCCTGGTGCGGCAGGAGGTCGATCTCGGCGCCGGCCGGGTGCACGATCCCGCGGTGCTCGTGCGCCTTCGCCAGCTTGCGCGTCTCGCGGTTCGCCCTGGCCTTCTTCTCGTTGCTCATCGCTCGGTCCTCGGTTCGGTTACGGGGTGCAACGCGGTGTTACAAACCGCGACGCAGCGTTACCGCTCGTCGAACTGCCAGTTGAACAGGCGGTCGCCGGCGGCGCGCTGCATGTCGTTCTCGACCTGGCCTTCCAGCGTGATGTCCTGGCGATCGTCGGTAACCGGCGAGATCGAGCTCGGCGACAGCCGCAGCTTATAGACGTCGCAGCGCACGAATCGGTCGCCGTCGGCCTTGTTGATCCCGTTGAAGTGGAAGTACTTCTCCACGTTCGTCGGATCCGCCTCGAGGCGGCTCTGCGCGCCGTAGTCGTAGTCGACCCCGATCTCGTCGCCGTCGCTGACAGAGCCGCCCGACAGGATCTCGATCAGGCCCTCGTCGGCGTGCAGCTTGTAGTCGGTGTCCGCGGTCAAGGCCGTGGCGGTGCCGTCCGGGTCCAGCGTGACGCTCTCGTTGGAGACGCCCAGGTACTTCAGCGGGTAGAAGCCACCGACGACCACCGTGTGCCGCTCGTCCGTCACGCTGTCGGATGCGATGTCCGTCTGCGTGCCCTGCAACGCGTGGATCAGGTGGCTCGGCTTCACCGAGCGCATCGCGATCGAGATGTTGTAGCGCGCGTTGGCGATATAGCTGGTCGCAACCGAAGAGTTACCGGTGATCTTCTCAACGACATCGTTGCGCTGGATGTCGGGCGTGATCTCGACGCTCGAGCAGTCGCCGATGAACATCAGATCCTTCGGGCTGCCATCCGCCAGGCGATCGCCGATGAAGGACTTGCCCTCACCGTGGAAGTAGCGGGATTCGAACTTCTCAGGCATGGCTGCCTACCTCTCGTTAGTGCGTGGTGGCCCTGGGAGGCCCGGCGGCCAGTACCGCCACCACCCAGCCGTACGGGAACTCCTGCTGCCGCGAGTTGCGGATCTCGCTGAGCTGCAGATTCATGCCCTCGACGCCGGTGCGCACGAAGGCCTTGAACTCCTCGGCGAGGTCCAGCTCGGCCGCCTCGACGTCGGCGTGCGTCTTGGTCTTCTGGTCAACCGCGACGTGCCCGATCAGCAGCACGTTCATCGTGCCGCCGCGGGCGGCGCGGCCGAGGTCGGTGCTGTAATCGCTCTCGCCATCCGCGACCAGGACCACCACGCCGTCGAGCAGATCCGCCTCGCCGTGCTTGCGATAGTTGCGCGCGTAGCTGCGCTTCACGATCCGGCCATTCGGCTCCAGCGCCGCGCGCAAGGCCGCCTCGATCGCGTCGAGCCGGTCGTCCATGCGCTCGATGTGCTTCGGCCCCATCAGTCTTCCAGTGCCCGCTCGGTGCCCACGTCGACGAGCTGCTGCAGCCGGTTCTCGTTGTCCCGAATGGCGGGCCGGAAGAACGGCTGCGCCGTTGTGCCTTCGCGCGCAATCGAGCGCGCAATCACGAACGCCAGGTCGCGCTGGCTCATCTCGGGGTCGTTCGGCTCGATGCCGCGCACCGCGATCCAGTCATCGATGGAGCGCACCGGCGGCATTGCCTGGCCAGGCCCGCGGCCGTACTCGACCGCCGCCCCGTACTCGGCACCGACGATCACCTCGTGGTGCGCCGAGCCGATCCGTCGATGCGTGATCGAGGAAGTCAGCAGTGACTGCGCCTTGGGCGCGCCGGCGCGCATGTCGCGGGCAATCGCGATGGCGCCGCGCTGCGTGGCGCGATCCAGCTCCGCCTCGAGGCGGTTCGGGGCGCGCTTGAGCGCCTCGATATGCCGCTCGCCGGTGAGCTCGCGCCGGATCATGCCGCCTTAAACTCCTTCATTAGACGCTCGTGCAGTCCCGCCGGCGTGCCGTTGGCCGAGGGCGAGCCGCCCTCGCTGCCGACCTGCACCGGTCGGTCGATGTTTTTGAGCGCCAGCTCCTTGCAGGCCTCGGCCTGGGCCCGCAGCAGCAGCAGCCAGCGATCCTCTGCGCGCACGGTGGTGTCGGCCGCCTGGTCGCCGATCGTGTACTGCGCCTCGTAGTCGTACTGCAGCGTCTCACCGTGCTCGGCGAGCTCACTGGCGGTCGGCAACGGGCTTACCAGCAACGCCTGGCCGTCCGACTGGTTCACCAGCGTCACGCGCGGCCGCGCCGGCGGGTAGTTCGCCACCCACGGGCTGCGCTTGAGACGCGCGCCGTTGGCCCAGCGGGTGAATACTGGGTGCACCAGGTCGGCCGGCACCGGCGTGTACTCGTTCTGGTTGGCCTTGAGCGTGATCTCGGCGGTCAGCGTCAGCGGCCGCCGACGCGGCAGATCCTGCGCCGCGCGGTCCAGGAAGCGATCGAAATCGTCCGGGTCCGTGAAGGCGTCCGCTGCATCGTGCAGCGAGGCCTTCAGGTCGGCGCGCAGGGTGTCGCGGTCCATGCTCATCCGCCGGGCTCCAGTCGAAAGCCGCTGGCCAGGAGCGGGTCATCACCCTCGGCCCGCTGCACCAACACCTGGTAGATCTGGTTCAGCCGATTTTCGATGCCCTTGAGCCGGTCGCCGAATCGGTTCTGCACGGCCTTGAGGGAGGTGTCCTGGCGCTCGTTGATCCGGCGCAACTCGGCGATCGAGCTGGTGTTGGCCGTCACAGTCTGCTCGAGCGCGGCCACGTCGGCCTGCGAGGCGGCGTTCTCGGACGGCGTCATGTCGATCACACCCGACTGCAGGCCCATCACGATCAGACCGACCAGTGAGATGAGGTTGGCCGCGGAAAGAAACGGGCTGGCGCTCTCTAGTACCGCTTTTGCTCGTGCAACCATCAACCTGCCTTCTTCGATTGCTGATCTTGCCGCTCCCGCGCCTCCTCGAGGTGCTTGACCGACTCCCTTAGCGATGCGATCGCCTGGTCACGCTCGGAGCGCGTGGCCAGGCGGCGCGCCAAACGCTCGCCCATGCCGAACAGCCGGCGCACCAGCAGCAGCTTCAGTTGCAGCGACATTGCCACCCCCCGCCATCGCGGCCGCTTTCCGGATCCATTGCATGACGGTGCGCACCGCGACCCGATCGTCCGGGTCCAGAGAACCGCCCTCGATGCGCGCCTCGATCTCGGCGCGCACCGCATCGACCAGGTTGCTCGCAACGAGCTGCTCGGCCTGGTCGAGGTACTGCCACTGGATCTCTTCGCGCACACGCTTTTCGACGGCGTCCATCGTCGTCGCGTCTCCGGCGGCGCCATCCATCAGGGCCGGTACCTCGCCGGCGAGCTCATGCACGCGCTGCGCGCGGTCTGGATCGCCACCGATGACCTTGAGCGTGGCCGCCTGGATCGCGGTCTTGGCTGCGGGGCTGCCGTTGTTGATGGCCGCGCAGCCCGTCAGGACCACGCTCAGCGCGAGCGTGATGAGCCACATCATGTAGGGGTTACGCATTGCTCTCTCCCGTCTGGTCCAGCCAGTTCTTCAGCCGCGTGGCGCCGACCATCAGGGCAGCGCCGGCGGAAAGGATCTCCTGCGGGGTCAGGCCCAGACCGAAGCGCTCGTTCAGGCTCTGCGTCACCAGGCCGGCCAGGATCACGTACCACTGACCGTCGCGGCCGACGCCGCGGCCGAGGTTCTTCGCCGTCTGCTTCGATCGCTTAGCCGACATATCGACCTCCCAGGCCCAGCCAGGCCCGCAGGCGTTGCCAGGCGCCGTTCGCCCGCACGGCAGCGACCATCACCACGCGGCGCCAGCCGCGAATGCCGAACGCGCACAGCGTCTGATCGAACAGGTCATTGCTCCAGGACCAGCCGTGGCCGTCCTCGAGCGCGTGGTCGTGCACCAGGGCCGCGAGCAGGTAGCGCCCGATCGGCGGGAACAGCCACCACAGCAGCCGCGGTACCGAAGCGCCGTCCGTCTCGAAACCCGCCGGCATCCGGTAGCCGCCGACGACCTCGTCCTGCTGCAGGCGGTAGCGCACACGACCGAGCCAATGCGCCGGCAGCAGGATCTCGACCGGCAGCGGCTCTTGGATGGCATCGGTGAGCTTGCGATCACGCATCAGCGCCTCGTCAAGCCGCGAGCGGGTACTCGCGGATCAGCTTGCGCCAGTCCGCGTCCGGGTCCTGCACGTGAGGGAACTCGCGGAAGTGGTTCCAGCGGCCCGCCCATTCGAGGCCGAGCTCGTCGGCCGCGATGGCGCCGTACTGCTGCCACAGCGCCATGTCGTTCTCATCCTTGGTGCCCCACACCGGCTTGCCGCCGCGCATCGGTACGGCATCGATCGCCAGGCCGTACTGGTGAACGGACATGCCGGGGGCGGCGTTGGTCACGTGGGGGCCGTACTGCGGGCCGACGCTGAGCAGCAGCTCGCCCAGGTGCGGCCGCTCGAACTGCGTGCGCAGTCGTTCCGCCACATCGCGGATGTCGCGCGTCGGGCGGGACTGGCGGTAGAGCTTCGCCTGCTCCTCGGCCGAGCGCAGGGTGCAGTAGATCAGCAGATCCAGACCGGTCTTCGCCGCCCGGTCCTGCAGCGCGCGCACCTGGCGCTCGAACTTGGGCTGCAGATCTTCGAGGCTACGGCTGGCCATGGGCTTTCCTCTCCTTCACCGGGCAGACCCGGCCGGTTCGTGCCAACCGGGCCTGCCCTCGCCCTCTCTCGTCGTCGCAGGTGTCAGGTGTCGTCACCGCCGGCGCCCTCTTCGCGGTGCTTCTTCTCGGCATCGATCGCTTCGAGATGCGCCGCGTACTTGTCCTCGTCCTCCGCGTACAGCGCCCGCAGATCATCCAGCTCGGAAACGGGCAGCTCCTGGAGCTCGGCGCGGAACTTCTGGAAATCCTGGTGGGCATCGCCGCTGCCATCGCCCGAGCCGTCGCCGGCGCCATCGCTACCGCGTTCCTTCGCCCGTTCGAGCTGCAGCTCGTTGACGGCTTGGAGCACACCCTTACGCGGATTCTTGGCGTCGCCCTCGAGGCGCTCGACGTGCGCCAGATCCTCGTCGGACAGGGACTTGAGCATCGCGGAGATCTCGCCGACCTTGTGGCCCAGGATCTCGCGAATGTGGGCGTACGGATCCGGCGGAGCGGTGGGTTCGGCGGGAGGCGCCGACTGGACCAGGGAGGCGTCGACGTCGCGCGTCTGGCCCGGCCGGATCATCTTGCCGCCGATGTGCACCGTGTGCGGCTTGTCGTTCGTGTAGGGAACCTGCATCAGCTTCACCTCGGTTCATGGAGGCCCGGCCGCCAGGACCGCGACCGGGCGCTCACCTAGCTGCTACGCGCCGCCGTTAGCTCGGGAAGGAGCTGCGGGATGTGGCGCTGTAAGCGATCACCGACGTCATGCGACCCCGGATCGGCTTGGGCACGTGCACGGCGTTGTACTCCTCGCCGTACGCCTGCTTCTGGCCGGTCGGGTTGCCATTGCCGTCGGTCGCCTCGAAGGGGTCACCCATGGTCATCGGCTTAGCGACGGTGTAGGTGAGCTGACCGCGGCTGCCGAGGATGATCCGCTCGTCACCGAGATCGACGCTCGGGGCGTTGGTCGCGTAGGCGTCGACCGCCTTGATGGTCTCGAGGTCGCCGCCGCCGTCCAGCTCCGAGCCGCTGCGCCGGCCGCTGGCCGCGAAGCCCTCGGCGTTGGTGGCGATGTCGTTGAGCACCGGGCTCATCAGCATGTACTCGGCGCTCACGAACCGATCCGCCGACAACACCGCCTTGCGGGCGCCGATGGCGCGCAGCAGGCCGTTGAGGTGGCGCGACTCCAACGTGCCGCTGGGCACGTCGAGGTCGAACTTCTCGACGTTGGTGGCGTAGCTGTAGTCGATGGTCAGATTGGTCGGGTCCGGCGTGGCCGGCGAGCCGGTCTCGTCCACGAGCTGGATGTAGCCGAGGTTGTAGTTGGTCACCTTGTAGTAGGTGCCCGCCGACTGGTTGCCCGTGCCGTCATAGGCCTCGACCGGGCTTCCGTCCATCGTGATGGTGATGGTGTGCTCGGCGGTGCCGACGTTATTGCCCTGCAGGTCCTTCGGCTGGTGCGGCCGGACCAGTGGGAAATTCGCCAGCTTGAGCTGCGAGGTGGAACCATCGGTCTGGCTCGACAGGTCTTCGCCGGTGACCGCCGTCGCACCATAGGCATCGGTCGCCCGCTGGAGCTCGTTGCAGATGCGACGCACGACCAGCTCCCGCATCAGGCGCGAGTTGCTGGACACGTTGCGCGCCCAGGCGTCCCAGTCGATGCGGCTGTTGCGGCTGAAGTGCGCGACCTCGTTCGAGACGATCATCGCGATCTTCATCGGCACCACGTACGCCAGGTCCATTTTCTGCTCGACGCCGGCGCGGTGGATGGCATTGCCCTCGTAGACGATGCCGTCGTTGTGCACCGAGTCGGTATCGCGGACCTCGTACGGGATCTCGGTGGTGCCCTGGGCCTGCATGTCGGTCAGGGTCTGCACCAGCTCGAGCACGCGCAGATCCGACAGGGCCTCACGGATGACCGAGCGCTGCACGCTGACCGGCAGGTCGGTACCGCCGATGTCAGTCTCGCCGTTCGCCAGCATCCGGTGCTCGGCGTAGAGCTTGGGCCCGTTGATCTGGTCGTACATCGCCAGGACCTGGCGGCAGAACGGGTTTACCTTGTCCTGCTCGGTGAGCGCCAGACGGCCCATGGCGTACGAGTTGGTGCGCTTGAACTGCTGGTCGACCAGGTCCTGGAGCTGCTGACCGGTCGAGTCCTGGCCGGGCGTGACGGCCACGCGGCCGCCGGGACCGTGCGTGAAGCCCAGGTCCGAGAGCTTGCGCGCCGACTCGATCTTCTGGCCCTGCGAGATCTGGTGGTCGGCGAACTTCTTCACCTGCTCGGCGCTCATGTCGCCGGTGATTAGCTCCAGGCCCTGGTCCTTGAGCTCCTTGCGGGTCTCGTCGGACAAGCCTTCGGCCGCATCCAGCGCGTCGGTAAAGGCCTTCTGGTTGGTCTCCAACGCCTGCTTCTGCTCCTGCAGGCGCCGATTCTCGGCATCGCGCTCCTCCTGCAGCAGCTTCTGGACGTCCTCCTTCGACAGGCCCTGGCCGCCCGTGGAGATCTCGCCGAGGTTGATCTGGACCGGCTTGTCGTCGCTGCCGATCTGCTCGGAGAGTTGCTTGCCCGCCTCGCCGAGGTTGTCCGCCAGCGCCTTGAGCGCGTTCTCGTCCTCGCCGAGGGCCTTCGCCGACTCGTCGTACGAGGCGAGGATGGTGTTGATGACGTTCTCGGCCAGGCCGAGATCCTGGAGCTGCTTCTTCAGTCGCTCGCGATGATTCATGGCTGTTCTGTGCGCCTCTTCGCTCAGTTGCTTGCTCAGGGAGGGGTGCAATACGACGGCATCGACGCCCTCGCCGGCGTCGTCGCCCAGCTCGAGCTGGTCCGGATCGACCGGATCCATGCGCTTGACGAACGGCCGCGTGACGAGGCCGGCACCGAACAGCACGGGCCCGTGCTCCTTGCCCGTCTCCGGGTTCTCCCAGTTCTCATGGAAGTCCGCCGACAGGTAGACGAACCCCTTGTTCTTGACCGCGTCGACGCCGTAGTCCGTGAACTCGACGTCGGCGCGCAGACGGTTGCCTTCGACGAACAGCCGGCGAATCTCCGCGGCGGCGCCGTTGTCCGGCCGGTGCGCAACGTCGATGAAGATGCGCTGGCCGTAGGTGTTGTTGTCGAAGTTGCGGACCATCGACTGGAGCATCTTCTTGTCGATGGTCATCCGGCCGTAGGCGGGATGGTTCCACTGGCCGGTACGCAGGATGGTCACCGTCTGCGAACGCTTACCGTCGCCCTCCTCCAGGCGCACATGGGGGAGGCCGGTCAGGAATCGCACTGACCCGGAAGCGTGATCGTCGAACTGGATTCGTTGTGCTAGTCGCTGCATAGCCCATTAAAAAGCCGGGGACCAATCGCGCACGCTGGCGCGTCGGTCACCCGGCTTCGGCCCGTTGTGGGACCCTACCGTTTCGGGTGCATGTACGGTTTTACGGGGGTGAGTCGAGACACCGCAATGCCGGCGGATGTCTCACGCGCTGCTTCATTGAACGAGCTGAACGGGAACACCGACCCACCGCTTGCAGCGGCACAGCGCGACGCCCTCGGCCGGTTTCACGCAACGCGCCCGGATGGCCTCGCCGTCGAAGATCGCATGGCCGCACTCGCAGTGCACGGCCGCGACCTGGGCGCCATCACCATCCATGCGGCGCGCGACTTCCTCGGTTGCCGCGACTAGCTCGGGTGCGTCCCCGGCAATCCCCACTAACTATCCCCCGGATCCTCTTCGATCACATCGCCGTCCGTCTCGCCTTCCTCGAAGTCCACGGCCTCCTCGGCGTCGGTGCGCGACAGCCCGAAGGTCTCCATGAGCTCCTTGATTCGATCCTCGCGGTTCATTTCCACCCCTTCGCGCGCATGATGTCGTCCATGGCCCGCGCGATCGGTTCGAAGTCTTCATCGTCCCACTGGCGGGGCATTTCAATCGGCGCCTCAGCGTCGCGCGTCCGGTCTGCGTCGAGCTCGTCCAGCATTTTCCGGTCGCCGCTTCGAATCGCGATGTACTGCGCATACGAGCGCGCCCATTTCTCGCGCGTGCGCAGCAGATAGTGGACGTACTGGCGCGGGATGCGCGCCTGGCGCCCGTTCGGGAGCGTCGGCGGCTCGTTCCGGAGCAGGCCCTGAAGCTGGCGGATTCCCCGACTGTTTTCCACAGCCTCGCGCCACGCCGCGAACAGGTCGTCGGACTCCGATGCGTAGCCCCGGCCGGCAGTCCCGAAGGCCTGGTTATCCAGGAAATGCCCAATCTCGTGTGCGAGCGTCAATCGCTGGTGCTCGCTCTTGCTCGACACCCGGATCTCGACCGGTCGGCCATTCTGCGGGATATGCTTGTAGACACCATGAGACCGGGTAGAGCTCGAACGGCGTACCGGGATGCGTGGTAGCTCGCCATCGCCGTGAACGTCGTCGATGGCTTGCGTGACGTCACCGACGACGCGCTTCTGAGACTCAGCCGCGATGGACTGGCTCACGGGCGTCACCTCGAAAGCCGGCGCCGCGGTACCGCTCGCCGCGGACGGCGAAACGGCGGCACCGGCCGACCTTTCGAGCGCCTCCACATCGACCCCGGCGCTCTGGTACCGCCGGCGCAGCACCTTCCACGGCGTGTCGAGCTGGTTCTCCTTCAGCAGCCCCTGCTCGAGCGCGGCACGCTTCGCCCGGCTGCCGAGCACGTCCTCCTGCACCTCCGGCGATTGCCGCTTCAGCCACGAGATCCGGTCCTCGGCCTGCTCGTCCTCGCTGGTGACCTCATCCGCGAATACCGGCTGAATGTAGGACAGCGTATTCGGATGCGCGGGGTACGGGTTGCGACCTTGTGGATAGACGCCCGGCCCCAGGCCGTACGGATTCGCGGCAGCGTGCATATCGCAGATGTCTCGCCGCGGGTGGCGCGGGGAAAGTTCGAACTTCATGCCGACGACGTCCGAATGCTCAAACGAGGCAGCCTCGAAGGCGGCGTTGTGTGCGCGCCCTAGCTCCGTGCGAAACACCCGACGCGCTTGCTCGTACGGCGCGCGGTCTCCTTTCATCAGTGCATCCGCCGCCCGCGGCGCGACGTTCTCCGCCTTGGCCATCTCGGCCCGGGCCGCGACCTCATCCGGTACCGACTCGCCGCGGGCGAGAAAGTCCTGCGCCGCTCGGCTGGCGCTGTGGCCCTGGATCACAGCCTGCTCGAGCTCACGTGTGACCGCCTGGCGCGCACCCGTGTCGAGACGCCAGATCCGATCCGAGAGCTGCAGTCCGTCCTCGGCCGTGAACTCGCGCACGAAGCGCACGGCTTCGTCGGCGATCCCGGTCAGGTTCGCGTCGACCACGCCGGACCACGGGTCGGTCCCGTTCTGCGAAGCCTTGGCGAGTCGCTCCTGCAGCAATCCGCCCCGCTCTTCCGATAGAACCTGTATCCGTTTACCCACCTGGTCTCGCAGGTGCTGCAGGCGCTCCTCGCGCACCAGATTGCCGGCACCAGCGGCCTCGCGTATCTGTGCCTCGATGTCGTCGCGGGCCCGCGTATACATGCCGCGCAGATCCTCGATCGTGCGCGCATCCAGGTCGCGCAGCCGGGACTGCGCTGCCCGTGTGGCCCGCCGGATCTTCGCCGGTGTGACCGTTCTTCGATTCATTCTGTCAGCGGGGACTGACATGCGCGTCAGGTCCCGGATGACGAACGTCGGGTCGCGCTGACGTCGGTCGAGCTCTCGCTTTTACGCGCGTTGCCCGGCGTGACCGACGTCCGCGTGTTAGCCGCGCCGCCGCCCGTCGGGTACGGATCGTTCTCGTCCTGTTCCTCCTCGAGCTGCGCCTTCTCGGCCGTCGGATCGAGGCCGGCCGTGCGCCAGGCGGTCTGCACGCTGGCGCCCAGGGCTTGGTATTTCAGCGCCCGGTCGGCCGCCTGGTTCGCCGTCTCGGTGCGGCGCTCGGTGAACTGCAGGCTGAACTCGACGCTGTCCGGATTGATGCCCTGCAGCAGCAGATCCAAATGGAAGGCGAACTCGTAGGCCGAGGCCTGCACGTCCTGCAGCGCGTCCAGCTCCTCGTAATAGTCGCGCTTGAGATCCTCGAGGATGTCCCGGCTCAGATCGCCGGCGTAGCCGAACAGGCCCTTCGGGGCGGGAGCGCCGGCGAAGAAGGTATCGAGCAGGTGGACGACGTCCTTGATCTGGTCGAGGTTCTCGTCGCCCTGCACCGCCTGGGCGCCAGGCTTACGGTTGGTATAGAAGTCCGTCGTGATGTCGCGCGAATCCTGCTCCACGCGCTCACGGTACTGATCCAGCTCTTCCTGCGTGGCGCCCTCGAGCACGTGATTAAAGCGCTGTGGCGCCCGCGTGCGCCGACGAATGACCATGTCTTCCTCGGTCATCGTCAGCTTCTGCCAGGGGCCACGCGTTGCGTCGAGGTACGGTCGCCCCATGCTGCCCTGGTCGTCGTAATTCTCTGGCTCCAGGCGCGCGAGCACGAGCTGCCACAGCGCGAACGAGGCGAGCGCGGTGGACTCGTAGGGATTTCGCTGTTCGTAGGCGTAGCGCGGATCCTGGAACTGACCGTTCTCGCCGACGATCGGCACGATCGTCTCCGCCGGCATGCGCACCAGCGCCGATACCCGGTTGCTCCCGTTCAGCACGACCTGGAGTGGCAAGTTGCCCTCCATGACCAGGCCGCGAGCGTCCGATTGCAGCTTCTCCGGCCGATTGATCCCGGTGCGGGCCGCGAACTCGCGCCAGGCGCGGTGCAGGCGCTTGTTCGTGGTCGCCGTGTTCAACCGCAGGCCGCCCTTCGTCGCGCTGCGCACCATGCGCCCATGGATCTTCTTTACCCGCGGGTCCAGCTTGTTCATCTGCCGCAGATCGAGAATCGTCGCGCGCAGCGTCGGATCGACGAAGAACTGCTGGTACATGCGCTCGAGCGATTGCTCCGGTGTAGGCGTGCGCCCCGTGCGGGTGCTACCCGGATCCGGATGCGTATTGCCGGGTGTGGCCTGCTCGGTGACTTCCGCAGGGACGCGCCGGCGGAATGGATTCAGTACGCGGGGAATCAGTCGCATGTCGGACTCCTACGGGGTCACCGACGGAAGACGGGTCGGGCGCGACCCCAGCAGGGCCTCGCGGGTCTGTTTGCGGTGATGGATGGCCGCGGCCACGGCCGGCGCACCGCGCGTCACATGACCCCAGATCGAAGCCATGGTCGCGTCGAACAGGTCGTCGCCGAGCTTGCGATCGGCCATCTGGTAGCTGCTGTAGCTCTTGCCGGTCTCGACCGGCTTGATGTTCGGAATCTGGCGCGTGAGGGCGCGGAAGTCGGCCGTCTCGAAGTCCTCGCGATCCTCGACGTACGGCAACGCGGCGTGCCCTTTGTGGAATACCGCGCGCACGGCCTGCGCCATCTGGTGCTTCGTCATGCCCTCGAACCGGATCGGCGCGAACGCCCACTCCGGCCAGGTGCTCGCCGTGCTGTCGCCCTCGCCGATCGCCCGGCGGTCGATGCTCGTCAGGCCCTCGGTGAACAGCTCGTCATTGAGCTGCGTCAGCATGCCCACGCCGTAGGCGTCGCCGTGCGCGACGTCGGGCATGAAATAGCGCCAGGCGGCCTTCAGGTCGTTCTTCACCGTCGTGTCGTCGGCGCCGGCCGCCCACTGGCGCACGTACGGAAACGTGATCCAGTTGCCGAGCTGCTCGGTCACGACCAGCGCGTGCCGCGAGCTCTGCGGATTTTCGCCGTGGCCGCCGGCGTCATACCCGAACGAGATCAAGCCGCGGCGTTGGTACTGCGCACCCGGTAGCGGCGGGCATGGCTCCAGCCCCGCGGCCAGGCCAACCTGGAGCGCCATGCGCACGTACTTTTCCCAGACCAGATTCCGCGCGCTGACGTTCTTGCACAGGATTTGTCGCAGATACTCGTCCGGCGACAACTCCTCCCGCATATCCATGAGGAACTTCTCGTTCAGGATCCCCATCTCGATGCCGAGATAACCGTCTACCGTCGGCAGCGCGTGATACGAGCCGCTGGAAAGGAGCCGCTGCAGTGTATCCGCCCCCTTGAACACGCCCGTGATCCGGATCTGCGGCTCATTGACCGCATCCGCGGACGCACCGATCCGGCGGGTCGAGCCGAGCATGAGCAGGAAGTTCGAGTACAGCCGATCCGCCGGCATGTCGTCGGTCTCCTCGAGGGAAGCGGCGGTCAGATCGCCGCCGTCGACCTGCGCCATGATCCCGTAGGCCACCGCCCGGCTGCGGTTGGCGAACTCGTACTGCGTGTCGTTCATCCGCTTGCGCCCGCCCTTCCAGGCGATGAAGTGCGGCAGGATCGGCGAGCGGCGGATCGCCTCAAGGTGATACGACAGATTGTTCAGCGACTGCGCCTCGCGCGGCGCGACGATGCCCCACTCCTGGTCCGAGTTGCAGGCATTCCACTTCAGGCCGAACAGCTCCTTAATGGCCGTTTTACCGGTGCGCCGGCACGAGAAATCGATCGTGTTCTTCTCCCGGTCCATCTCGATGCACTTGAGTACTTGCATCGGATCGAGCTCAACGTCGTGCACATGCTTGTGCCAGGCCGCGTGATCGTCCGCGTAGCGCTGGATCTCGCGCTCGGCCACGTTCTGCATCCGCACTCGCTGAGCTGGCGAAATGCGTTCAACCATCCGCTACTGGCTCGTAGGTGGCTTCGAAGATGTGCGGCTTGCAGGGGTAACGCTCGCCCTGGACACCGGTGATGATGTAGTCCCCAGTAGACAGGACTAGCGCCCCTCCAACGTATGGATATGTGCATGCTGAGATCCCACATTTGGCCCGAGGTCAGCATCGCAAAAGCACACTTCATCCGGGTACGGCTGCCCGTTCGCTTCGTACCACCCGCACCCATGGAATTGCTCGGCCTCAATAACCACAGGCTTTTTTCGATACCTAGCCATCTTCTTCTCCCTGTTGGTGTTCGAGCACAACCGGATCCTGTGCAGCCCGCTGTTGGCTGCGCTGCACGAGCTGGTTCAGGTTTTCTAGCGCGGCCGCTTGCCGTTCCCGGAAATCATCGGAGGACTGCTGCTCGCGGTCCTGCCGAGCGAGCTGCCCCTCGAGTGCGTCCTGCTCGTCCTGGACCTTCGGCGTCATGCCCGTATCGCTGAGCGATAGCCCGATCTTGTCGATGTACTGGATCAGCGGCTTCAGGAGCGGATGCTCCTTGAACTCATAGATCTGGTGATACCCACCGTCCTCGTTGTAGAAGCCAGCCAGGTGGAAACCGCCCTCCTTGTCGTAGTACCAAGCCGGCTCCTTCAACCGCGGGCCGCCGTCGCTGACGATTGCCAGAATCATGTCGTCGACCAGCGCCTGCAGCAGCCAGTGCGTCTCCGCACGCTTCGCCTGCAGGATCTTCGGATTGCCTTCCTCGAACGCGAGCTGGTGCTGCATGTACAGCTCGGTCCGGCGCAGGCAGGCGCGCGGGTTCTCGTGCCCAGCCGGAGGTTTAGGCTTGCACTCGTTGTCGTAGTAGGGACAGCCGTTGCAGTGCGGATAGTGGCCAGGCCGCGCCGGAAAATACGTCGCGACTTTCGCGTGCAGACCGTGCTTGAGGGCGTTGAAGCGGGTGAGCTGGGATTCCTCCGGAGTCGGATGCCCGGAGAGATTGGCCGCGGACGCGGCCTTGCCTTCATCGGTGCGCGGCCCGGTGGCGCTCGCCCAGGCCTTCAGCAGACTGGCCTGCTGCGGATCCTGCTCCGCGACCTCTCCGCACTCAGGGCATGACGCGCTGTACGCCCACGGATGCCAGGGTCGATCCGGCGCGTCCTCGGTGGCCTCCGGTGCGCCGGACCATCGGTGCCCGCAAGCGCACCGAAAATCCACCTCCGACAGCGGTTCGGTGCGAGGCTTGCCCAT